CCATGAATCTTTGCCAGTTTGGTTTGTCAGTAACAAATACATTCCTGGAGCATTTGCCCAGTCTGCGCCTGCTGCTGCTGCTTTAAAAGTATCGTCGCTCGGTTGTACAAAGTTGCCATCACGATTTTTCAATTGTGCGTGAGCAATTTTGTTTTTCTTAGCGTAAGCATATTCAATATAACCAAAGGCACCTTTGATGCGTTGTACCTGTGCTGCCACACCTTCATTACCTTTGCCACCTATGCCAACTGGCCATTTAACTGCGGTACCTTCACCAATTGTTTTAGCAAACTCAGCATTGGCTTTGCCAAGATAGTTTGTCCAAATAAATGTTGTACCTGAACCATCTGCACGATGCACTTCAGTGATGTTGATTGCTGGTAATGTGATGCCAGGATTCAATTCAGCAATCGCCTTGTCGTTCCACTTGGTAATCTTACCTAGGTGAATACCTGCGATAACATCTGCTGTCAGTTTCAATTGACCTGGTTCTACACCTTCAAGATTGATCACTGGAACAACTCCACCAATAATTGCTGGGAATTGCATCAAGCCTTCTTTGTCTAATTCCTCTAGTTTCAGTGGCATGTCACTGGCGCCAAAGTCAACTGTTTTTGCTTTGATCTGACGGATACCACCACCTGAGCCAATGCTTTGATAATTGAGTCCGATGCCTGTTGCTGCTTTGTATGCTTCTGCCCACTTAGCATAGATTGGATATGGAAAAGTGGCGCCAGCACCTGTTAAGTCTGCTGAGAACGCCACTCCTGTTAGTGAGATCAATACGGCTGCAATAATTTTTTTCATAAATTGTCCTTAAAAGTAAGCAGACGATGATGCTCTGCAGCTATTATTTAAACACATTGATATTACAACAGCATTACAAAATCTAAATCAATTCTACCAAATTATTACGGAAAATTTCCCAAGCAGATTGCCATGACCAACGATGACTGCCTTTTTCTACTATGGTTCTATCCAGTTTTAAACATTCATCCACGGCGTGCTTTAAGTCCAAACTAAGGTATCCAGTGACTCCGGGGTCAACAACATCTAAAGGACCAGCACAGGGATAAGCCGCAACAGGTGTGCCACAGGCCATGGCTTCAATCATCACAATGCCAAATGTTTCCCATTGACTAGGAAACACAAACACATCGGCATTGGCATAGTATGTGGCCAATCTTTCTCCGGTTTTAAATCCCACAAAATGCACATCAGGATAACGACGTTCTAGTTCTTCTCGGTATGGTCCATCACCCACCATGATTTTTGTTGCGCCAGGATAGTCTAGTCCGCAAAAGTCATCTAAATTTTTCTCTTGACTGATACGACTCACACACAATAGTACCGGACCAGTGCGACTCTGTGTGCGCGATGCTGAATTGAAAAGTGTACGATCTACCCCACGTGTCCAAGAAACTAATTCACCATCAAAGCCATGATCCTTGAGCTCTTGTACCATGGTATCAGTTGTGGTCAGCACTTTGCCCGAGTGCTTGTGAAACCAACGCACTAAGGGCCAAGTAAGAGCTTCAGGAATTCCAAAAAGCTTTTTGAGTCCTTCAGGAAATTTAGTATGATAAGCAGTATTGTAGCGATAGCCACGTTTTGAAAGATATTTTCTAGCAGACAGACCAATAGGACCCTCGGTGGCGATATGGATATGATCCGGATTGATCTCCTCAATCTTCTTGCCCATCGCCCGCGGATAGGCAATCTTGACTTCGTTGTAGCGAGGACAACTAATGTAGCTGAAGTCCCCGGGAGTAATGTAAACAACGCAATAACCATCCAGAATCGCAAAAGCCTCAATATTTTTGTATGTTGTAACAACGCCATTGATTTGATCCGGTAAATTATCTGTGATGATCAAGATTATTTTTGCTGACATGAACCCTCCACTTTGAAACTTTTAAATTTAAAATCGTAACGCATTGTTCGTAGAACTCGCTCGCAGGCAGTGCGATCAGTGAATTCCAACTCTATCCTGCCGGGTTGATCTGCTGGATCGTTTACGTGTACTGCTATCAATATCATCAGCCACATCATCTCTCTCCTGTGTCCAAGTTAAGATTTCCCAGCGACCGTTGTGATGCTCAACCAATGCTGTGCATGATTCAACCCAGTCGCCATCGTTCATGTACACAACACCATCTATTTCTTTGATTTCTGCTTTGTGTATGTGTCCACAAATCACACCATCGTATCCGCGTTTCTTACAATATGTTGCTAGGTTCTTTTCAAATTGAAAGACGAAATCAATCGCCTTCTTGACTCGACCTTTAAGATATAGGCTAAGACTCCAATAACCAAAGCCGAGCCGGTGGCGAATCCAATTAAAGCGGGAATTAAGTGTGAGTATAAAATCATATGCTTTGTCTCCTAATAACGATAACCACGGTGCCAGTCTAGTGATACCGTCAAATAAGTCACCATGTGTGACTAGATAATGCCGACCGTCAGCACCTATGTGTTCGCATTGATTGACTATTTCAAAGTTGCCAAATCCTATGCCATACTGCATAAATGGTCTTAGGAATTCGTCATGGTTGCCAGCAACGTAAACAACTCGTGTTCCGCGTTTGCTATAGCCAAGTACACGGCGCACTACATTGGTATGACTTTGTTTCCAACGCCATTTGTTTTGTTTGATCTTCCAGGCATCAATGATATCGCCAACTAGATACAATGTATCACAGGTGGTGTGTTTGAGAAAGTTGTTGAGTTGTTCAGCTTTGCAATCTTTAGTGCCAAGGTGAACATCTGAAATGAATACACTGCGATATGTTTTTATTGTCATGAGTGGTTGGGCTTAGACAAATATTTAAGCCCATACACATTACAATAGTGTTACAGCAATTGATTAAAAATTTGCACAGGCTATGTTTGAATTATCGCCATACAACACACGCCAACCCTGAGATACCAACCACGGAACTGCAGTGCCACCTTTGCCATCAAAATGTCTTGGAGTGTTTTCGTGGGTTGGTACTAGTCGTGTGTCGTCAAAATGTATCACACACTTTTCTGCTGCGACGGATGCAATGAGTTTGGTCTGTTCAAGATGTGCTCGTTGACTGTTTTCATTGTTCATGATCAAATCAAAACTGGCATAGCGCATGATTTGTTTTTGCACCCAAGGTGGCATGTTGTCTGGCTCGTAATAGATCCAGTCAAAGTTATCAAGATATGCCCAGCATACACGTTCGCCTGACGGAATGAGAATGTTGGCCAGGAAATCTTCGCCCAACATCAAATGCGAATGCATGTTTGATATCTTGGCGGCATATTTGTCCATGACTTTGTGTGCTTCAGGATCAAAGTCAACACTGTGATATTGCAAATCAAGCCTACAAGCCGCAATGCCTGCAAAAAAATCAGTGCTGCCTTCATTGCGACCAGCTCCAATTTCTACAATAGATCCCTGCAGTTGATCAAGATACTCAACAATTAAATGATGACTTCGTGCGCCCATGTATTCTCCTTGCTGTATTTAAGAACGCCCAGATACGGAAATGAAAAAGCCCGCCGAAGCGGGCTTACTATTTTGGGTTACAAGGCATAGTTGCCCCGGAGATTACGCTGCGAGAGCAAAAACCTCGTCGTTAGCTGCGTTTGCAGTTACTAGTTTTGCTTCTTCGGCTAGGTTACCCCAACCCTACGGTTTTCACATTACCGTGTTGCCTTCTTTGCTATCTCACCCTGTCGAAGCCGGGTCTGGCCCATCAGAAACATACTTCGTCCTGCAGTACGGTCTTTTTCACAAAGAGTCGCACGGTCTGCAAATATGCTTCTGGTGGACCAGGTGGGAGTCGAACCCACGTCCAGAATGCCTTTACTCCAAAGGAATTACAACAATTCTTTTATTCTTCTATCTCTGGCTTGTCTAATACTTCATGCCAAAACGCATAGGCAATTACCACCAAACAGCCGGTCAACATTGTACCAAGTAAGAATCCAATAACAAAGTATAATTGTTCAGTGCCCATGCACTTATTTACTTAAATTATGGAGCGGGGTAAGGGAATCGAACCCTCGGCTTTAGCTTGGAAGGCTAAGGTATTACCATTATACGAACCCCGCATTATTCTTTATATGGTTGAAGCCGTTACAATATGATTATGCATGACTTCTTTTACTTTGTCAAATCTTTGATAACGATTTTGAGCACCCATAATGACCACAGCATAAGTGCGACCGTTTTGTTCAACAACTACTCCCACACAATACCCAGCCGGATTGGTAAACCCAGTTTTGCTTACTACCACTTCAGGAAAAGCCGACAGTACCATAGTGTTGGTATTTGGTACATGGCTAACACTAGTATAGGTTTTGTGTCTACGATGTACTACTGTGGTGGTTTCTAAATCTTGGTAAGTTGAAATTCTACGTATGATTTGATATCCATGTGCTGCTTCCAACATTCTACCAACATCCTCGGCAGTGCTGACATTGGTTTGAATACGACCTGATGGATCATCAAAGTGTGTGTTTAACATGGCCAGCCGTGCGGCTTTGTGATTCATGGCATTGAGAAATGCAGTACGGCCACCTGGATAATCTTGACTTAGAAATTCTGCTACGTTGTTATCGCTACGAATCAACAAACGTTGAAATAATCGTTCTCTAGGCACTGACCGACCTTGATAATACACTGTCTGTTGAAGATTGTTGTTGTGGTCAAGGCTCACCATTGCAGTCATTAACTTTGTCAGACTGGCCATTGGCCTTACAAGTTGTGTGCCTTGTCCAACAATTGGTAATTGTGTTTTGATGTCATACGCCCAGACGCTGATGGGATTAGTTGTGTGAACAGAATGACGTTTTGCTTTTTTTACCACTGCCGGATGTGAATGACGATGATGGTGGTGACGTTTTTTCGCTTCAGCAGTGCCGACTAAACACAACGACACGACGATTATAGTTAGGATTTTTTTCAATGTCTACTCCATCTAAATATGTCAGACAAAAGCCTGTTTAATATTTAGCTGGTTTTTTTGGTCCGGCGTGCAGGAATCGAACCCACATTCTAGAGGTAGAAGCTCTATGTCCTATCCGTTGAACGAACGCCAGGTGTTTTAAGAAAAAGCCCGGTTGTTGCCGGGCTTTGATTTACTTGCTTTCTTTGAAGTCGGCGTCAACAACAGTTTCATCTGCTGGTTGTGCAGCCTCGGATGCTTTGGCCTTGGCCTCGAAGATTGGAGCAGCAGCCTTGAACAATTCATCTAGGCTAGATTTAATTGCTTCCAGGTCATCGCCTTGTACAGCAGTTTCAACCGCAGTGATTGCTGAGTTGACAGAGGCCTTTTGTTCGTCGGTCAATTGCGATTCCACTTCTTTCATTTCAGCACGAATCATGTGTAACTGTGATTCGGCCTGATTGCGTGTTTCAATGGATTCACGTTGCTTCTTGTCGGCCTCGGCATTGAGTTCAGCATCCTTGATCATCTGTTCAACTTCGGCATCGCTGAGACCTGAGTTGGATTTGATAGTGATCTTGTTTTCTTTGCCGGTGTTTTTGTCCTTGGCCGATACATGCATAATACCATTGGCATCAATGTCAAGTGTGACTTCAATTTGTGGCTGACCACGACGTGCTGGTGCAATACCTTCAAGATTAAACTCACCTAATGATTTATTGTACTGAAATAGTTCACGCTCGCCCTGCGCAACTTTGATAGTCACAGCAGGTTGATTGTCATCGGCAGTGGAGAACACTTGGCTATGCTTGGTTGGTATGGTAGTGTTCTTGTTGATCAATTTAGTAAACACACCGCCCTGTGTTTCAATACCAAGGCTTAGTGGAGTTACGTCAAGCAACAATACGTCTTTGCGTTCACCGCCCAACACAGCACCTTGCAAGGCAGCACCTGCGGCCACTGCTTCGTCAGGATTGACATCACGACGTGGTGCCTTGCCAAACAGTTTTTCAACTGCTTCCTGTACCTTGGGCATACGTGTTTGACCACCAACGAGAATAACTTCATCAATGTCTGAGGCAGTGACTTTGGCATCGGTCAAGGCCTGACGGCATGGTGCCAGACTGCGTTGAATCAATTCTTCCACAAGACTTTCCAATTTGGCACGAGTCATTTTGACATTTAGATGTTTGGGACCGGTGGCGTCGGCAGTGATGTAAGGCAAGTTTACATCAGTTTGTGCGCTGTTTGACAATTCAATCTTTGTGCGTTCGGCAGCTTCTTTGAGACGCTGCAAGGCCATTACATCGGCCTTGAGATCAACTCCTGACTCTTTCTTGAACTCGTCAACTAGATAATCCATGATGCGCTGGTCAAAGTCCTCACCACCTAGGAATGTATCACCGTTTGTGCTCAACACTTCAATTTGTTTGTCGCCGTCAACATGAGCAATCTCAATAATTGACACGTCAAATGTGCCACCACCCAAGTCATACACAGCAATCTTGCGATCGCGTGTATCTTGTTTGTCCACGCCATAGGCCAATGCAGCAGCGGTGGGTTCGTTGATAATACGCAACACTTCTAAGCCTGCAATCTTACCAGCGTCCTTGGTAGCTTGACGTTGCGAATCATTGAAGTAAGCAGGCACTGTGATAACTGCCTGTGTGACTTCATGTCCAAGATAATCTTCTGCAGTCTTTTTCATCTTACGCAAGACTTCAGCTGAAATTTGTGGAGGTGCTAGTTCTCGATCGTTGGCTCGGACCCATGCATCACCATTTGATGCTTCCATGATTTGATATGGCATTAGGTCAATGTCTTTTTGCACAGCCTGTTCTTTGAACTTGCGTCCAATCAAACGCTTGGCTGCGTAAATTGTATTCTTGGGGTTTGTCACTGCCTGACGTTTTGCCGGTGCACCAACTAGAACTTCGGCGTCGGTGTAGGCAACAATCGATGGCGTAGTACGTGCGCCTTCAGAATTTTCAATTACTTTTGGGGTTCCGTTTTCTACAACAGCCACGCATGAGTTGGTGGTGCCAAGGTCAATACCTATAATTGTGCTCATTGTTTTCTCCTTTGAATTAAGCAAGATTTTGTAGATGCCCTGTCGGCACATTTACAAGTGATTATTTATTTCACATTTTAACACATTTCTACTTATTTTTTGTTCATTCTTTCACGTTCAAGTCGTTCTTGATAATGTCTTTCCTCTTCTGCATCCTCGGCAAATATTCTAGCACGACGCTCTTCTTCGGTCTCTATAATTTCTACCTCAGCGGATAACTTTTTAATGTTTTCTTCAATAGTGTGTTGATCACTATGATCTCCTCGTATCTTGGCCATTTCTCGTTCATACCGTGCTACTAGGCTGGGCTTTATATGTTGTCTTATCCAATCAGTTGACATGACAATCTCCTTGTTAGCAATACCAAGATTATTTACTCACATACACATAAACAGTGTGGTGAGATAAATCTTCTTCGTTGCTAAAATCTTGTGCTGCTGCCTCCCAAATTTTAAATCTAGTTTGTTTGAGCTTGGTGTATCCAAGTCTATCCATGACAAGATCAAACCAACTTGAGTTTGGACTACCAACTACAATTGGTTTTAAATCTTTGTGGTAGCCTTTCCAAGTTGTATGAGTGACTTCAGACCACCAATACACCAACGGATCAGGATGATCAAGAATTTTTATTGGTTCTACATGTTCAATAATAATAGTTTTAGGTGCGCAACTGGTAATTGATTCTAATATTTTATAATGATCATGTACGATGTCCATGATGCCCAAAAGCATAACAGTATCTTGTCCCTGACAGATCTGACGATTGTAATCGTAATCATGAATGTCGGCAACTATTGACTGATGTCGGTCTGTGTTGGGTTCTATTAGACTCAACATTTCATTGCCAATGGCAACACATTCTTCTTTAATATTAGTAAGTGTTACAGTGCTGGCGCCATTGTGTAAACAGCATCCGGCAAAAAATCCTATATGTCCAGCAAAGTCAACAACTTTTTTGTCGGCAATAAATTCTAAATTCTCTACAATAATATAATTGAGTCTTACTAAATCAAACGCCTGAATGTTCCAGGTTGTATCTTCTTGCCATTGATTAAAACTGATATCTTTGTCAAGCCATTGAGCTGCGCTGAAATTATGCACAGTCTTGCATTCATGTTTTATTGTTTCGGGAAGATTTTCAAATTCTTCTACAGTGTCACAGTTCGGCCAGGACACATCTCTAATTGCATCATATGATTTTTTCCAACTGCGCAAGGGATTGATATCATACCTTTGATCGCGCTGGTTGTCAGACTGCTCAAGGAACCAAGCCTTGCGGCTGGCATATTCATAATAGCGTTTGTCAAACGTCTTTGACAATATATGATTCCAATAATCTTCGGTAAAGTTATAGTAACTTTTGATGAGCGGCTCGCCTGTATTATTATCTTGCATGACTATCTCACTAGTTTAGTGGCTCCGGTGGACAGAATCGAACTGCCACTAACGGTTTTGGAGACCGCTGTACTGCCACTATACGACACCGGAATTACTTGGCGGAGACAGTTGGATTCGAACCAACGGTACTGTTTAATCAATACGACGGTTTAGCAAACCGCTGCCTTAAGCCTCTCAGCCATATCTCCATAATTAAAATTGAAAATGCTCTGCGACCCCTGGCGGTAATTATACCGTATTGCTACGGCCTCCACCCGCTCCACAACAGGGCCCGTTCTCGCATTGCCAGCGCCGTTTCGGTTGGAACGGTACCACCCGTAGTTGTCACACTACTTCTCATCCTCTGGGTCAGAGTATCCAGTGACGCTGGAACGTTCTTTTGGTCGACTCCACCATATTGAAGCACACTACTCTCTTTGTGGTCGCCGCCGCGGAACGGCATCGCAATGTGCTTCAATATGGCCTCGATGTACGGACTCGAACCACCTAGGCGATTGTGGTCACGTTTTACGCCTGCCGTTTTCTTATGTGTTTCTTGCCTAAAGCCCACGGTCAAAAGATGGCTCATTCACGTTAAGCATTTATTTTCTATGCTTATCAGGTTACACTCCTGTTTGTGGACTATACTTGCCACAACTCAAGTTATTACCATATTAAAACACACTATACAACAGGTTTAGGTCTGCTTCTATATCCTGTCACGGCGTAGTATGAAGTTATCTCTAGACCTTGGCCGTAATGTGCTTTAATATGGTACACCGTAGGGGATTTGAACCCCTGTACCCGCCGTGAAAGGGCGGTATCCTAACCCCTAGATGAACGGTGCATAAAAAGTGAAGGTTCCTATAAAGCCCATCGTCACCTACAACCATTGGGTAGTTTCCTACCATCTGATCTAATGCTAACAAGGAACTGACTGTTACATGATGCCGAAGTCACGTTACTGCATCAAACCCTTGCTAAACCCTTGCGGGACGATTCGCACTCAATCGTTTTAATCTAGAACTGATACAAAAATACAGTTTAACTGATAATGCATTAATGGTCAACCAATTGCTGTACTTGTCTAAAACTTTGTTGCATCAATCTGGCACGTTCAAGTTTGGCTTCAAGCAACTCTGCCAATTGCTTGGCAGTGAGTTCGTGCTCAGATTTCCGCGGTTGTTTCTGATCTTGTTCCTTCATAGTATCTTACGAAATTATTTGTCATTGTGCTTTGAGTTCATTTTCTCAATGCTCTCATCAAACTTCAATCCAGCCAGTGCTGTGACATATACAAAATAACAAACAACTGCCACTGCAATTGTCAACACTGCCCAGTTAGGCAAATAACTCAACAAGAATCCCGCCAACAATCCACTGCTAATCACGCCCAAGGTGATTGCTGCTGCTCTAAGTTTCAAATACATTTCGTTTCCTTTCAATAAATTAACTACTGAACCTATATTTTACTTGAGGTTGCGTATTAAGTCAACCTCAAGTTATGTGGCACCCACAGGTCCGTTGCCGTTTTGAAAGCCAATTTTGCCACCTTCTGCTTCAATACGTTTGATCACATCTTCAAACAGTATAGGCGCAAAGTCGGTTTGTTCTACGCAGACGCAATGGTAGCGAACATCAATTTTGTATTCGCCCCATACTTCGGTCATCACACGGTTTGAATGCAGATGTCCGTGTATGTTGGTACCAAAGCGACCCAGACTCTCCGAGTGTATGGGAATATGGCTTAGTATCATTCCGTTCATCACATGGTATGCACGTAGTTCACGGAAGTATTTACGATATTCGTCATCACGGAAGATGTCATGGTTACCACGTATCAACACCTTGTCACCGTTTAGACGAGCCATTGTAGCCAGTGCTCGGCGATTGATAACAACATCTCCAAGGTGGTAGACTTTGTCGTTGGGCCGGACACGTTCGTTCCAGGCCTTGACCATCGCCTCATCCATGTCCTCAGGTGTGTCCCAAGGGCGCAGTTTGGTGACACCATCGTTGCGCATAAAACGGCAAACGCCTGCGTGTCCAAAATGCGTGTCGCTGACTAAAAATACTGCTGGCATAATGTGCTCCTGTTGCAATTTTAACAACTAATTTAACTATACTGCTATTATAGCAGACCACCAATTATTGGTCAAGTGCCAAGATTTTGTATATATTTTGCTAAGTCTCCGTACAATGCTGCCATCATTGCTTCGCGACTACCAAAAAACACAATGGTACGCCGAGGGCCAATATAGTACGGCATGGTGATACTGCGATCCAACTTCAACAGCATCAACTTGGTGAGAGGTTGTTTGGTTGGTAACTCATGAGTATACGATTCTAACTCAGCATGATCACGAAATGCAGCGAGTCCGGCGTCAGTTAGGCGCAGACCTCCTTCGGCCCGTAGATTCTGCCACCAGTGCAGCATAGCCGTGTCAAATGATATTTGATGCTCGGCAGGAATTACTTCTAAGACTCGACGTGTGATTTCAGCTCGATGGGCCATCAGGGAAAATCCTTTCCCCGGCTGTGAGCAACACCACTGAAAATTTTTCAGTTTTGAACTGCGTGTTGAGCTTGCGAGCCAAGTTAATGGCATGCCCTGGATTTGAGAAACTTACTTTCTTGTACTTGGGTCCAGGAAATTGTTGCAGCATGTTTGAAGTCTTGAGATTGATTGGAGCATTGTCAAAGAACACAGCCCAAATACCGTCAGATGCCAACACCTGCTCAGTTTTGTAAGTGGTCTTGTTGGTAAGTTCAACTAATACTTGAGGTTTGGGTCTAGACAACGGAGTCTCCAATAATATAACGCTATTATTTAGTCCGTAATCTAAGCAGTTTTAGAACGAGCCGCCTGTGATCTCTACTTGAACAGTTTCCGGTTGTTGTGTTGTTTGCTCATGTAATGCCTGAACTTGGGCTAGTAATTTGGTTATGTCAGCATGTAAATCTCGGGCATCTTGCATGGGCATTGAAAAATCTCGAGCAGCTCGTGATTCGTGCGCTTTGATACGATCTACAAAACGATTGATGTGTAAACTCATTGTGCTTCTTCCTTGGTTTTGAATGGACCTTTGTATGTGTATCGTTGCAGTGTGATAAGTTTGGGATTTTGTACTATTTCCCAGTTGCGATTTTGTTGTATAAGATACCACCCCGCTGCATACCAAGACTTTGATTTGCGTGTTTTAGTAAACAATGGCAACTGTTTGCGCACTTCAAAAATACCATTGTAGGCTCGACAGCCAGTTTTAAACCCGTAAATTTCATCTTGTGCAGGGTTGGCGGTTTTGACTGCAGGTTCAAAGTCAACACCCACACGCTGACGAATCATGCGCATAGATTTGAAACTTTGTATTTGATTGTTGATCTTTACCTGAAAGCCATTGTCAGTGGCTTGGATGTTACCTATTTTTTCATCATTGTGTCGCAGTATCCAGTACTGATTGGGTACCACGGGTTTGGCTATTATCATCAAGAGCTCCTTTGTATGTAGCGTTGAGCCATTGAGCGTATTGCTCAGCTGACTCAGAAATTTTTTGTAAGTCGTAACGTCCACAGAACTTCATAAAACGTACACCTACCTGCCCAATGTCTCGGTGTGAGATCTGCTGGACAATGGCCTGATCCACTTTGATTTTGATCTCTGTGGGTTGGGCAGTTAAATCAACCAGGGCAACGTTGCGATTATAGTCATCCAACACACGATGCTCTGCACCGTTGTGGTCTACCCACTTCTGCAACATTAAATTGTTCCACGCATAGCCTTTTGTATTGCGATCCGCATAGGCCTCTTGGAGCCCAACTTTGTTCTTAGTTCCTTTGGTCCTAACGCCTGGATATGCCGAGAACACATTATCCGACGCATCGCCTCGCATACATTTTTCGAAGAGAAGCCACGTAGGATCTGGAACCGTTTTTGGTTCTTTGGTCTTCTTGTCAATAATCTGTTTGCCCTTGGCATCAAAAATTCCTTCTAATGTGATGAGCTCGTCGGTAATACCGTTAAATTGCTGAACGTTGGGTGCTAGAAGTTGTACAAAGTCTGTGTCGGAACTTACAATAAAATGTTGATCTTGGGGATGTAAAGCAATCCAGCGAGCAATAACGTCGTCAGCTTCGGCTTCAGGATGCCGTATTACAGAGCAGTTGGTCTGTTCACCCAAGTATTTAGTGAACAGATCAAAGGTTTCCCAGAACAATTGATCTTCTTCTTGTTCTTTTTCTGTCAGGGCAGCACGAGCCACAGCACGGTTCTTTTTGTAGGGCTCGTAGAAGTCCTTGCGCCAACTGCGCCCCTCTAGGGCAAATATCACGTGATCAGCTGAGAATTTCTTGTGTACTTTGTTGATTGCTGCCAGTGTAATGTGTAGGGCATAGCCTACTTTTTCCTCGGCACTGGTGGCGCGAAAAGCCACGTGTCGGGCACGAAAGAACATGTTGGCAGTATCAATGAGTAAGTATCGCATGATTAGATTATGTTGTGAGTACGTACATATTGTAGCACATGATTGGCCCAAAAGCAATGAGCATCAGCACCAAAATGCCAACTATCAGGCTTTACTGTGGCAAATCCGTTGTTTTTCAGCACACTATCATAGGTCTGCATGGAATCATAAGGTGCAAGGTAATGGTTGTTCCAATCCTGTTGAGTTGTGATTTTGCTAAAATCCGAATTGCCATTGAACATTACATGACGTATGTTGAGCTGCTGTAACTCCTGGTGAAACTCCCAAATTGCTTGGTGTGCAGATTCAGTGCATTGTTGCCAATCAATGTCGGCAATGAATTGCTGGTAGCGTGATTGTAGATGTTCAGGCACATGATCTATACCTGACGCATTGACTTGGTAGTACACACCCTCGTCTAACCATTCCTCGCGTTCCCAAGTTGACCATTGGATGATCATAAAAGTATCTTTGAGTGCCTGCGGAGTTTGTTCGTTGATCCAACTGCGTGTGGTACGCATGATGCGTTGATTTGAGCTGGCTGATTCTGCGTCGCACCAAAGTATAGCGTATAGAGCATTGGCTATTTCACAGCCATAGCTCACACGTTCGTTTTCGGGATGCGGACGTCGTCCCAGTCCCCAGAAGAATGGGTCATCTTCGGCAAAACAATGTGGATTCACTGCTTCGGCTGCAGCACTGTGGCTATCGCCATTTACATAAATTATCATAGTAGATTGTGTTTTTTAATATGTTGTATCAGTACATCTGCCCAGGCTTGGTGTGCATCCGCACCATAGTGAAACGATTCATGTTGCGCAGGCCGGAACTGCTGACGTCGAAGGTAGTACCAGTAGCTCCAGTCATTTTCATAGGGATGAAAAAAATTTGCACCCCAATCCCGTTGATGCCTGGAATCTATAAAGAAATCATAGAAGCAGTTAAAAAACAAATGCGGGATATTTCTTGTTTTGAGTTTTTCATGAAACTGCCAGATACTTTCATGCCACTCTTTGCCCAGTCTGGGTATACTGGTTTCGTCAAGCCCATTGACCCAAGTTTTATAACGTTGATCTAATTCTTCATCACCAAAGGTGTCGGCACTGCTGTTGGCTTGAAAAAATTCTCCACGATAAGGCCATTCTTCTCGTTCCCAACTGCTCCAACCTATTAACACAAAATATTTGTCATTGCAAGTGCGAATCCAATCTTGTGTGATACGGATGATGTAATTATTACTAGCGCCAGGTAAGGCCTGATTAACTAACGGCAATTTAAAATATTGCGCCACTAATGATCCAAACGACTGAGTTGTAGATTCCAGCGCCACTCCTGCACTGTGACTATCCCCGTTAACGTAAAGATGATTCATTATCATTGAGAATGTGTGAGTATTTTAACAAAAACATTGTACGCATGGGCTCACTGTAAAAGTCAAGCATGATGTTTCTGTCAGTATAGTAAGGTCTGTGACCTGGTGGCTCATTGGTGTACTCCGGGTGATCAATATACTCCGTGTGTTCTCTTGGAACAAATCCCAAGACTTCACGCATCTTATTGCGAAGCATTATTACACTGGGAGTACTTTTGTATTCTTCAATCATGTGCTCACGTATTATACGCCACTGTCGCGGAGTAAGTTTAATGGGTTTCATGTACGATCACTCTCTCACTGAATCTCAACGCAAATAATAGAGCATCATCTGAGTCCGTAAATTCAAACTCCATGGCTCGACTTGTGGGATGAAACATAAATTTATCTCCTGGAAGACCAAACATCGTCACAGTCCAACTGTATATGTCGGCATGAGTGACATTGGTATCACCCTCTTGCCAACGCAAATGCACTGCGGTCATATCAAAGTCCTAGGATTTCTAACAGGCTGGTTGGTGGAAGTTTAAAGTCAGTGATGCCAAGTTGACGTACAATTTTTCTAATCTCTCTATTGTACTGTCTTTGATATTGAGGCTTGTCGGCGTAAGGTAGCCAAGGACCGGTTTGAAGATTTGTGAAGTCATGTGGGTTTCTCAACGCCACACGTCCATCAATGTAACCAATTCTGCGATGTAGAGTTATTGTGTTATCAAATAACAACAAGTCGTTGTCTTGCTGATACCAGTGATCGTAGATATTTGATTCAGTAAACAATTCTTTGTTGATTCTCTCAAACAGTATGTGACTGTCAGGTAAACTCATACCTTTGATTTGCCAGGCGGTGTTGATACTGTAGTGTAATCCACGTATGCCACCAGGACTGGTCAGCACCAGCGGCACTTCTTTGTTGTTTTCGGGCACCATGTTTATGCCCAATAAATCATCTTGTGATTTTGGTATATCTGGCCCAATCTTGTTGGGTATAAAGCGATGTACTACAATCATGTCATCAAGTTCACTGCGAAAACTGTTGGAAATGTTTTCATAGTAGTCGGCAGTTTGCACAAAGCCAGTTGATGATCCTACCATGTTTTTCCAGCCCAGCAAAGATACACTGGGAGTAAAGGTCAATGTACCTGACTCATTGCTGTGCCACAGTAGTTCTCCCTCGCTGAACATACCATTGGGCACTCCGTCGGCAGTGTATCCACCAGCCACTTTCATCATCACATAACCGTTGCTGGTTCTTTCAGTGGCTTCTTCAATTGATTTAATCCATAACTGATCTTGCGCATCAATTAATTCTGGATTGATTTTGGCAAGTTGAAATATATCTTTAACACCATGCCCATACTTTTGTTTGAATTTTTTCCCCATACCAGTGGGCACACGTTGTTGACCCCACTTGGCCATCAGCTCTGGATATCGCTCTTTGGTCACAGTGACGTTGCGTAGAATAGTCACAAGATTCTGCATGTAGAGATGTCCAATCTCCAGCCACTCTTCATCACTGATGTGATTGAGATCTACATCATCAATGTAGATTCCTCGACTACCAAGTCCGGGTATTTTTGTAATTTTCATTCAACTAACCTCACTACGACCATCGCCAAGATTTTTGCTGCGAACATAGCGTTGTGGATTCATTGCCTGTTCTTGTTCATACGTTTCCAATACCACATTACGACATACATTTTGAAACCAACGATCAACGATGTCTGAATCAGAGTCCTCTTTTTTCATCATGTATCCTGCACGTACCAAATTAGATATAAACTTCTCGTTCCAATCTAGCTCAAATGCTCCTTGGTTTATATTGTTAGGATCAATATCCATGCTGAGTATGGCGATATAAGCTTCGTCGCGTTCAGTGGCCAGTTCTTTGGCTGTTTTCTTTTTAGAAACTACCGGCTTAGAAACTACCGGACCGGGTGTCTCTATTTTTTGTTGTGTTTTCTTCTTAAAAAAACGATCAAATAATTTCATAGTTAGTTGATTACATGTTGTGCAATGACCATCATACTTAACCATACCCACATAGTGTTAAACCCCACTAGAGTTGGTAACAGTTTTTTGTTTGATGCCCAGATTAAGGTAAGACTGGTTATTAGAGTAAAAAAGTATAGCCACCAAAGCTGAATACCAAAAATTAATCCTGGGATGATAATCACTGCTTTGGCCAACCAACTGGCAGCTTCGACTATATTGTAATTAGTCCAATATTCTCGTGTAAACCACATTGTATAACAATCTCTGATTTTACCCCAACCAGTAAACGTATAAATTACACCAATTAACACGGCCCATACCCCAACAGCAAATAAAATTTGATTAACAGTCATTCCTTACCCCATTTAATTTTTAACCATATACGTTCGTGTACATAATAGTCAATACTCAATAAAATATGCAATGTTGTTGCAAATCCAGTTGCAGATGCAACATCACCAGTAAACAAATATGTCCAGAAGATTGTAAATGCCCATGCGGTCAATCGATAGGTCAGCATCCTGACTACTGTGCGTTGTTTTGTTTCAGTCATTCTTTACCCCAATCAATCTTTAACCATGCACGTTCGTGTATGTAATTCCATCAAGTTCCCCAGGCATTGCGCCAGATATCTACTTGCAATCTAGGACTGTATCTATAGCCACGCTTCATTGCCAACTCAGCCACTTGCGGCACATTGAAGTTGTACAAGTCAGGAATGCCGCCTGTGGGCATCAAATACACAGGACCACCAAAGCCAGCCTTGCGGAATTGATACACTGCTTCGTCAACGTCGTTTAAATCATCATCGTTGGACACAACAAACTTGAGATACGTCATGCCCACCATCTCATAACTTTTGACAACTTCAGGACGTATGGCATCTTCCCACCGCTCACCCGAACATGGCAGCTTGGCACTGACACTGAAAGTCAAGCGATCATAATCTCTACCATGTCTAGTGAATTCTTCAAAGAGATATTCTCTAACTTCTTCGTGTAAAAACTGAGTGCCGTTGGTTTCAAATGTGATGTTACGCAATCCTTGTTGGCGACACTTTTCAATAAGTTCAGGATATTCAACTTGATAGCCCAGCAATGGTTCACCACCAGTGATGACCAAATGAACATCGTCACTGATGTTGTCTGGACTCCACTTGTTTTTGGGAATCATGCCATGCATACGATCAGCAATTTCATCCAAGGTCATAAATGGTGACAGATGCTTAAACGCCGGATGCCATGATGCATAGCTGTCACAGCCAGTTCGCGCCAGCGGCAAGTCTTGATAGGTTTTGTAAAGTTGTATGTCAGCGGCAATCTCTTCAGGCTCAGTAGTCTTCTCGCCACGCGGTAACCCAAATCCACGACACTGAAAATTACAACCAAATGTGCGCATGAAAACGCTGGGCACACCAGCCCAACGTCCTTCACCTTGTAGACTATAAAATATTTCAGCTATTTTAAGTTGCATGATATTCCTTGAGAGTTTTGTGCGAGTATAGCACAAGAAATAAAATTAGTCAACATCTTTTAAAAACGGTTTCAATTTGGGAGGCTCCCAATCTTCGGGTTTAAGCACCTTGCCATCTTTACGCTTTTTAACTTTGCCCGTTTCAGGATCAATTTTGGCAAAGTTGGTACGCATGACTTCGTTCCAGGCAGCCTCGGCATCCACTCCCATGCTGTGCAATGCACCAGTGGTTACAACCAGTATATCAATCAATGCATCCAATTGTTCCACTCGATCTGAGTCCTTGACTGCATCTTTGAGTTCATGCCATTCTTCTTTGACAAGATTTACATACATGCGATACTGTTTGGGATCAAACTCTCCCACTGTTTGATCGCATGCCAACATGAAACGTTTTTGATCTTCAAAAATATTGGTCATTTCATCCACCATTGTTCCCAGGGAAATACAATCCATTGCGGATCTGCCGCTTTATTAATGTTACATGCGGTATAGTTAACATCAAGTTCGCTTGCACTGGATTCGTTGTCAACCACAGTGGCCACACGTACATTTTGCCCCCATACAGCATCCCATGCAGCATGATTGGGCAAACAACTACTGGGCCAATCTTTCCGGATCCAATTCAGTGTGGCACCAGTGTCATTAATGTCATCTACAATCAAAATGTTTTTACGATAAGCTGGATCAGTTTGCGTACCTGACTCTCCACGACTGTCGTCGGGTACGTAGCCAAATGCATCCTCGGCCATCCATAAGTTGCTTTCAGATTCTCCGCCATCTCTTAGACTCACCTTGAGTGTTTCCATGCGCACTCCCAGATATTGACTGATGAGATTGGCCGGAACAAGTCCACCGCGAGTGATGCCAACAACATAGTCAGGTCGCCAGCTATCATTATGAATCTGTCTGATAATTTCCTGCGTGAAGTTTTCTACATCACGCCAGGTGTAATATACACGTTTCATAGTTTCCTTGTTTTAACTAACAAATGCCACCCTAAATATTCCTTGACTGCATCACGCATGGTATCATCCATGGCAGCAAACCAAGGTTCCAATTCATAACGACCTTCACGATATGCCGGTACATTGTACATAAAACAATGATCCTGTCTGATACGTTCTATTTCAAATTGCCCTTCAAGCATTTGATAAATTTCATCTCTAGTAAATGCTTCGGCATAAGGACATTCAGCCTGTGCTTCAAACTGATCAAGCCCCTTTTGAATCATTGCATACTTCCAGGAGTTTTTAGCATACACCATAAAACGAAACTCACCGCCCGGCGCTACCAACTTGTGAATCTCTTGGATGTGTTGAGCAATGTTGGGTGAATGATGTATAACGCCATAACTGTACACAAGATCAAATTCACCAAGATTTTGTATTGAGATTTCATCTGCTGGATCAAGCAAATTGATATTGCGAAAGTCGCCATGTAATTCTAGAGTTTGGAATCGATCACGGCAGATGTTTAAACTAGCATCACTGATGTCAATGCCAGTGTAGTCAGCACCATGGCGCACAAACTGTTCAGCATCAGTGCCAATGCCGCAGCCAATTTCCAACACTCGTCGACCTTGCCAGCGATGAAACTGTGCAAAATCAAGTATGTGTGGTTCCACACGATATCGACGTGCAGTGACTTCTTCAAAGTATTCAACAGATCCAAAAGATTTCTGACTGTGACGAATGTTACAAGGCTGCCGATTCCAGTAGTCTTGTATTTTCCATTCTAACTTATCCATACTTTTTCCTAGTAGTGGTCATTTGTCGGTTGATATCATTGGCTTCAAGTTTGACCCAAGGGTCTTGTTTTTGTGCTTTGACATTTTCCCAAAACGTGGTATCAACACCTTTGTCTCTAAGATATTGTGCAAGTTTTTCAGTATCTTGAAGACGTTTGTTATGCCATTTGTCACTGTGAAAATCTTCGGGGTTATCAGGTTGATTTTCCAACATGGGACGATTAAGGAATGTTTCGTCATGATTGTTGCCAGTGAGATCAAAACGATCATGTTCGACCCACACAGGGATACGTTCTAAAATATCAAGCATGTAACTGACTTGTGAAATCCATGCATCGTTGATCTGATGTGGGCTAAGGTATCCAAACACATCAAGCCATTCCCTAGGGATAATAGGGAAGATTGAATAAGGGTGTTCACGATGTGTGTGAACGGCCAAGCATTTAAATTGTCCTTGATGCTTTATAATTTCTTCGTCCCAGTTCTGACTTTGCATCACAGCATCATCATTCCAGAACATAAACCAAGACGCATCACTGTTTCTTGCCAGTTCACTTACATATTCATTGAGACGAATATACCCCAAGGGCTCAAAACTCAAAATAGTGTAGTGTACCCCGCGATCGTCTAACAACGGTTGTAGATTTTCTTCCCAGTGTTTGATTCCAACTTCATCATCATCGTCAAACCCAAGCAAAAATTGTATTTTTGATATGTCGCGTACACGATTAACCAAACTCATCACACTGCGTGTCAACGCCACTGTACGACCACGAGTGGGCAATAAAACTGCTATATCATATTCATACGAATGTTGCTTTTCCATTTATTCTCCAAATAAATCTTCGTTCCATTCCCTGTGTCCTTCTCGGAATGCCATATTGCTCTGTGTTTCACGTACTTCAACTCGATAACACCACAGACGTTCTGCTTCACCTGGCCCCCACATGTCTGGAATATACACTCCATTGACATATTTGTAAAGCATATCGGCTAGACCTTCGCAGCCCAATCTTGGTAGAATGGTGAGTTTGGCCATGTTCCGCTGTTGCAGCAGTTTGAATGTTTCTAATTCTGGATCATCTTGCGCCACCAACAATGTGTGATCAAATTGATCCTCGAGTATTTTCTTTAGTTCTTTGAGTCCACCATAGTCAGCTGCCCAATTGCGCACATCTAAGTTGTCTGTGCCAAAGTAAAACTTCATGCTGAAACTGTAACCATGTATTAGATTACAGTGACTGTCAGCACGCCATTGCCTATATGCACAGGGAAAAGCGTCGTGATATTCTTTGGTGCTGGTGTATTTGTATTGTATTGGTCTGAGTTTATTCAGAAATTGAGTCGCTTCTTGCGGTGACATGTCACCAACATCTACATTGATAGTTGCCATTATTTTCTCCTATGTTAAATTTTAGCATAGGCTTGCAGAATTTGTATAGCGGGATGAATGCTCTAAAGGCCGCTGTTGAAAACTATTATATATGATTTGAACCAACTTGGTCTAGTTTATAGGTAAACACAGTTAGATATTTTTTGTAGTGGTGCTGATTACTACTGCAATGTATTTGAGTTCGATCCCAAGAAATCACATCACCAACATGCCAATCTACCACAGTATCAACAGTTAGCCCATGTAGATCTTCAATGGGCAAATAGTCCAGATATTGATAATACATGTTTTCATCAAACGGTTGATTGTTGATGTTGACAATATTGGTGTAGTCGGATATAAGAGATTGACCTTGCCCCAATGCCGCTGGGGTTGAGTTAATGAGCTTTTTGGCAGCTTGCCTTGAAAATTTTCCAGTATCTCCAGTCCAATAGTTGTCAAAGAACACTGTTGATGCACGTGGGCTAAATTCCAAAGGGAATAAAAATGCAGGACCCAGCATTGATATTGGCCACTCACGGTGTGAGTCAACATGCGGGCTCTGGGTATGATTGTAAGTAGAAAACATCACAAGCTCATCAACCGCCCACTGATAGTCTATTAATTCGTTGAGACAATCGCTCACAATATTTTGTGGCCAGTCATCAATATCCCATCGCGGATGTTTGCTTGATATTCCCGGTCTAATATCGCTGCGTGAATCTTCAAGGGCAAGATAATCAATTAACTCCTGAACTGATTTGGATGTCAACAGATTTTTATATACTGTGACCATTGGGGTTTTTATAACCATCTTTTTTGTAATTGGCCTGTCCGGTAATTACACCACGCACTCCGCCAACTGGATCTGCACAATCACCTTTGCGACGTGGTATCATATGCACATGCGGATACATCACAGTTTGCCCAGCAGCCTCACCAAAGTTGATACCAATGTTGAATCCATCACACTCACCTTGATTAACTATTTTGTTGCCATGTGTCATGGCCGAATAAACTGCTTCATTGATTATGCCCACATTATTGTATCGTGGCACAAATAACAAGTGGCCTGGGGTAACTGGGTAGCGATCACGATAAACCACCACATGAAAGTCTTCCCATACAATGTCGTCCCAAGGAGCCACACCGTGTCGTTGAGCTTGTTCTAGATCAATCACACCAGTCATCGCTTTCCATGTAAACAGATGCTTGTTCGCGAGCAGATTCTATGCTCTCTGCAACAACGGTGAGAGTGGCAACACCGTTTTTGATGTGTATGTCAAACGGCACACGGCCCATGGGCAACCAGCCATCGTCAACTCGCAAACGAACTTTGTAGCTTCGCATTTGCTGTGCTCGGCTTATGATTTCCTGAGTATAGTCGGCTGCTGTTTTCATATCAGTCCCGTGACATTGATGCTGCTTCTTTGACCAACGCTAAAAGTTCTTCAACAGTTGATACTATGATTTTAGTATTCTTCCATTCGTCGTTGTCATCACGCCCGCCAACTTCAATCATAAATCCGTTGTCGTACATGTTGATAGTAAATGCTTCATTTACTTTGGTGAGTTTGTCACTGATTGTTGTTGCCATGTTCTCTCCTTGATTAGTTGAATTTACTTCTTTTTACCAAATAGTGATTTTGACTTCTTTGCTAATTCTTGCTGACGCTTTTTTTCTGCTGCTGCCTTGGCATCGTCGGCTTTTTTGGCTGCTTCTCGTTCTCGTGCAATACGAAGTGCATCTTCTTGCCCCTGTGCAATCATTTTTTTAAACAGCAAAACAACTCGATCCTTCTCTCGCTCGGAAATTATTTTAACAGCTTCTACTTTACCTTCATAGCTTTTGGCACTGTCCAAGAAACCCTCGGGTACTGCTAGTTTCTTTTTCTTGGGCTTTAACGCATTTAACTTCTTTTTAAACTCTTCTGGGGTGTCTTCTGTGGACATGGTTTTTATTTTTCCTATAAAATGTCAACTACCATTTTATATATAACAAAAACGTTATTTTACCATGTTGGATCTCTTAGTATATTATGATCTTCATTGCGAATATTGTCTAATATCGCATTGTATTCCACACCCTTTGCCCACAGTTTAATCTCAAATGGATTGTTGTGTATAGCGTCAACTAAATTCTCTATAGTTGATCTCTGCGCACTGTCTAAGTCCAATGCCAGGCAATGATTTAAATACTCTAACACAATCATTTGATCAGGCCAGTTGTCTGCGGCCAACATGTAAGGACGCTGACATACAAAAAACTGATGCCTGCAGCCATCACTGCCCATCTGTCCACTGTCAATGGATTGTAATTGTATTTTTCTAACAAATCGTAACAGTGGCGCCAACTGCAACACATTTAAATTGGATACCACAGTGTTGATATCCATGCTCCGAGCATGTTTGGATAACCAACGAAGATTGTGCTCAACTGTTGTCCAGTTGGTACCATGTCTAACAATTTCAGCAGCATGGTCCACTGCGTCGACACTCACAGTCCAATGTAAGTTGGTGAATTCTTGAGTTATGTCATACCAAAATTTGTCAACAAAGCTACCATTGGTAGTTATTAACACCGACAAGTCATGTATGTTTTGGCGACGAACTTCTTCAAGAATCAATTTAACTTCGGGTATCACGGTGGGTTCACCACCAGTAAACATTAGTCTTTTGATGTTTGACAAATTGTTGACAATCCATGCACGATTGGTTTCGTCAACTCCCACAGTTTTATCGGCTACTACAACATTGAATTTTTGTAATCCAACTGTGTCTCGCGTCTCTTTGGCAATACCATGACTAAATTCCGGAGCACAACTGCGACATTTAAAATTGCAGATGTTGCTGCTGCGATAATCTACAAAATCAATGTCAGTAGCGGTGAACTTTTCATGGTTATAATCTGCCCAACTGTCTGTGCGTAAACTATGCCCTTGCAACTGTTCCTGAGTCACACAGGCCTGACACTGTGCTGGTGCTGTACCTGACAAAGTTTGTTGCTGCAACTGAAGCAACTTGGGATTGGTATGCCATTCATCTAAACTAGTCTGTTGTCGTGTGAGTTGGCAACACGAACTTATACCATTGCTGTCAACAAAAGCATGTTTGAATGGCAAGGGACAATACCAATCCGTCATCTCTTTGTTTTTATTCATCATGTCGTTGAGTTACCCACCAAACCATGGCCAGCATTATCACTCCCATGGCCAAGAGTTTGATCAATGCCAGGATTCCGGCAATCATCTAGGCGCAAACTCTTGTTGCAATTTGATATTGTCCATAAACTCTTTCTTGACACTGGCATCATCTTTGAATGCACCTGTCAGCACAGTGGTCTGTGTCAATGAACTATGTGCCATGATACCGCGATTTTCACAGCAACCATGTGTGGCCTGTATGTACACGCCTACATTTTTACTGCCAGTGGCTTTTATAATCTCTCTGGCGATATCATTACATAACTCTTCTTGTAGTGTGCCACGGCGAGCGCACCACTGAGCAATGCGAGTATACTTGCTCAAACCAATGAGCTTTTCAGCAGCAATGATTCCAATGTATGCAACTCCGCTGACTGGTTGATGATGGTGACTGCACATACTACGAAGCTCGCTGCGAACAACCAGCATGCCTTCATAACGGTCTGTTGTGTCGTTTGGAAATGCTGTTGCATCTGGAGCAGGTTCGTATCTTCCTGCCATGATTTCGTTAAAGTACATCTTGGCTAATCTACGTGCTGTGCCTTGACTGTTGGGATCTGTTTCGCGATCAATCAGCAATCGATCTAGCACAGTTTCAAATGCTTCCGCGGCTTCGTCAATTAGTCTAGATTTCTGATTGTCATTAACATACCCACTGATGTTATCACCGGCCCAGAAACGTTTCTTATCATGTTTCATTTGGGTACGTATTGCATCAGCTAGATATGATTCTTGATAATCTTTATCACTTGCTGTTGCGTTTGACGCTGATTCGTCATCGCCGTCTACATACATTTTTTCATATACCATATTATCTCCAAGTTATAGACGTGGATGTCTATATTTAAATTATAAAGTTATTTAGATCAGAAGTCAATTTTTTATTCCTGTAATTTGCAGTGTGTACCGATCTTCTTTGCCTAAATTTACCGCAAGATGAGGAGTTTGTCCTTGCCAACGCACCCAATCCCCGGCTTTCCAATTCACAAACGGTTTTCCATCAACTTCTAGATAATGTCCGGCTTGCCAATCGTCAAGAAACACTATTATCCTGTGTATATTGTTGATATCTTCAATGTTGTTTTTTTGACGATAAGTCTGATAACGATCAACATGCTGCGGCAATATCATACCTGTGGTCATTTTACTGATTTGAAATACCTTGGTTGATAGTTCAGACCAATGTTCACCTAGATATCCAAACATATCGCCTGGTGCCACAAACACTCCAATCTCATTGTATCGATGTTTATCTTCAACGTCAATAAGATCAAACCCTCGATATGGATCAGGGTGACGTGCAAACAACAATGTTTTAAAGTCTTCGTTCCAGACTGGTACAATATGACCGGTTACTTGCATAACTTATTTCGCCAGATCTCAATAGTCTTGTCAAGCCCTGTGTCAAGATCAACCACTGGTTTCCATCCCAATACTTCTGTTATCAGTTGGTTGTCACTGTTGAGCCAATAGATTTCACCAGGTCTAGGTGGCTTGGTGTTCCAATGTATTTGCCCTTGCCAGTTGAGTTTTGCAGCAATCATTGCAGCATAGTCACTGATTTTAACAGGATTGTCTGGCCCAATAGTAAAAATCTTACCATCACTGACTAGATCTGGATTCACAATCACTTGCATCCATGCTTCAAGCAAATCCGAGATAAAAATAAAATTACGATAAGGTTCTCCATATCCCAAATGTATCTCGTTGGGATTTTGTAACATTTGCGTTATTATTTGTTCGGTTACAAAAAAGTCATTGTCTTGGCGACCATATGAGTTGGTTTGACGTATGGCTGTAAACGGTAGCATCAGGGATCGATGCGCATATTCTAAATACTTTTCCACAGCATATTTGGCCACTGCATAAGGTGCATTGGGATTGGGCGGCGTCTTTTCATTAAAAGCTGGGTAGCCCACAGGTCGTCCCATTTTAAGAACTACGTCACTGATGTGCTGCCACCCATACACCTCCATAGTTGATGCGAACACAAAGTTTTTTAGATTTTTTAACTTAGATGCAGCTTCAATAAGATTAACTGATCCCACATAGTTGATTTGACTAAACGTAATCTGTTCAGTGAAACTTTTTTCTACTTCGGTTCTGGCAGCCAAGTGAACAATGATATCAGGTTGATATTCTAAAACTTCTTGAGTGACTGCTTGAAAGTCCAACAAGTCGGCGGTCATTGAGTAAACATCGTGCTCCTGTTGCAGCAAAGGAACAAGATGCGACCCAATGAATCCGGATGCTCCAGTTACAAATATTTTCATATTATTCTATTTTGTTTACTGCATACTTGGCTTCAGCAATATTCTCACGATAGCGATTGCTTCCTCTGTACCAGAGACGATTTTTAGTAGGGTGAGAAATAATGTCAACAATGCGATCAACGGTACCGTTGTTCCAGTCGCTTATTAGGCCCATGTTGTGATGCGGAGTTTTAAGTAAATTGCCTAGCTTGTGAAAAGCATCGTCTATTGACCATGGAACATATAATCTGTCAGGATCGTTAGCAAAAGTTTCAGGAAAGCTACGGTAAGCAGGATACAAAACGTTACAGCCAAGAGTATCTGCTTCTGAGACTGTGTTGCTAACCCAATCTTGAAGAGCGCAATTAAACAGCACCCGAGTATCATTGAGCAAATTATAATAATCATTTTTATTTAGCCCCTCATGGATTGTCAACTGGCCGGCTTCTTGCATTTGTCGTGCTCGCTGCAGATGCAGAGGGTTATTTGAGCGCAGTGGTCCTCCAGAGTACACACAAAACTCCACTGGATATCCACCTTGGCGATGCCACATCTCAATTAGGTCCATATAAAACTCTGGTTGTTTCTCTTGATCAAATCTTGCTGCAAAGCCTACACGCATTGGACGCTGATCAAATGGCTTGATGTTACCAGCACCACCAATACGTTCTAGAACTTCTGCTTTGCCAAATGCTAGGCCAGAAATATTGTAGATGGGAGCAGTCCAACCTGCAATACGCATGTGAGCTACCATTTCTTCGTTAGTGGCAAGAACACCTGTGACAAATTCATTGACCATCTTTTCATATGCCGCCATCCACTTCTCCAAGCCCCACACATGTATAAAATCATCAGGGTCAATAGTCTGAGCCAAGCAACGAACAAAAACACGGGGACGCTGGCTAGGGTCAACTTGGTCAAATATATAAGGGAGGCTTTCGATCCCAGGCTGGAATATGTCTTCAAAGTAGATGACGTCTTCATTGGTGATCTCTCCATTTTTATGCATCTGTACAAGATTCATGATCTGGCTCATACCAAAGAAGCTGCGACCATGTGCGTCTAATACCTGTCCCACTGATATTGACTGTGAATTGTCAATTGTTGTACCAGGCACATAAACAACATCAAGACCACGACGTTCAAACACACGTTGATTCCATTCAGTTAATTGTAGGGTATAGCGAGACTCGTAACTCTCAAGTCCCATGTAGTATAGTTTTCTCATGTAATTTCCTTATCGACGGCTGTCTTGCATCCACATGTTCTTCACTGACTTACCTTGTTGCAATTTGTTAAACTGCTGATAGGCATAACTCTTCCAGTTATAAAGATCAGCTTCGTTAAACTTATACCCAAAGTCACGACAAAAGTCTAGAAACTGCTCTAGATCATCTAGAATTTGTGTGGCTTTAGGGTTTGGTTTGATTGTTATCTTTGCCATTTGTATCTCCTAGTTTACAATTTTATACAGCATCAGGGTCGTGGGCAATACCACGCCACTGTTTAATTTTTAATTCTTCGGTTTCAGGAGCGTCATCTGCCCAAACTGAAATCCATCTCGTACCGGTCCACCGTGCTGTTGTTAGACTGTAGTTTGGCCACTCGTTCTTTTTACCTGTGTTGATTTCATAAATGCCTTCACGCACTGGATTGACTTTCTTGGGAAACCAGTCTGTCATTTCATAGGTGCAATCATCTTCGTTTTGATAACGTTCCCACTTACCGTCTTTCAATGATCCTGCAACATAGAATCCAAATTCCGAACTCTTGCCAGTAGTATCACCGCCCCAGTTGTCAATGGTATCACCATCATAACTTGCACCGCAGACAACTTCACTACCGTCCACATCTTCAATATAAAGAGTTAATTTAGTAACATCAAACGGGGCAGTGAGTTCAAAATCACCTTCAAAGAATGTACCCTTTTCATTGCTGTTGCCAATGAATACTACAGTACCCGGTGGCTTACTGTCAATAAAGGTTTCATCTGCGTAGTATAATTCAGGACAATCTTCATCTTGAAACTCATCAAGACTTTTTTGAAGAACTTCGTCACCGTTTTCATCTTCAATTCGTATAGTACCACTCTGTAGTACAACTCCATTTGTGTGTGCCATATCGTCGCACTCGTACCATGATCCAGGAGGGAATGGCCACATTGCCTCTGGTATGTTATGCTCTTCGGCATAATCACTGTCCCAGGCAAAGCCACTGACATCTAGTCTACGACTTTTGAAGTAATCGTAGATTTCACGAGGCACTGTGCCCATAACAGACTCGCCACCGTAGCCCCAAAGACTAATCTTATAGGTGCATGGAGTGAATTTCAACATCGCAATGAGTCGTTCTTGATCAGCAACAACTTCAGCGGACTTTTTTGTTCGGGGCATGAGAGCTCCTTAGATTTTAATTGATAGGGAAGGTTTATGGGTAGGGTATTCAATCACACAGCCATTCTCGCCATCTTCACTGACTTCAATGGTCACTGAACGATTAGGATACCTACTGGCTATTTGAATATACAAGTCATCGGCAATCATCTCGCATGATTTGTAATCTAACGACAGTACTGCGTCAGTGGAATACAACGCAACCAACCAGCGTTTGAACTGGATGAACTCAATGTCGCGGTCGTTATGATAAACATCAATACCGACACGGAAATGAAAAATATGCCTATGAGAATTAGCAAGGAACGAAACATCATAATGGTCTCCGGTGGCCAATGCGGGGTTCATGGCTGCATCTGGATAACGATGAATGCCTTCCCGCTGGAACGTGACCCAAATTTGGCGTTTGGCTTCGGCCATGATGCGATTGGCTTGATCACGTAATTCTTGATTCATAACTTCTCCTGTTTTGATGATTTTTTTGGTGCTCTAACATGACTACGAATAACATGATTATACATGGGTTTTGGAATAAGAGCAACCTGAAACGGTGCATTTATATAGAAAGCCGACTCTTTTATGTGCCAATCTGCATCGTTCTCTTGTATTTTTTCCACACCGCCTCGGGCATAGTCTTTTTGAATTCGGTGTCGATCCTTGTCAGTCCAAGCGTCGCCATCAAAGTTATAACTCACAGCAATGCAATCATCCAATTCGCCTCCCAAATCAAGATCGCATCGTATATAACTATCGTTGACGTTGATCCCATCTTTGGTAGACACATGTCCACGCCCCCAACGATACCATTCATCAATTCTAGCTATACGTTCTGTGATACCTTTTACTTTGACTATGGTATAGGTAATCTTGATACTGTTGGGATTCAGCGGTGTTATCTGATAAACTTTATCTTCAACCTCTGGGGTCATTGCCGCAGGCTTTCCATGGTGATAATCTTGGCAAGTTCTACATTGAAATCTTGTTCAGATGTAATTATATAGGTCTTGTTTTCGTTGCGATCTAATCGTCTATCATAGGTTCTAAATGTCACCAGTGACCCACCTATGACTTTTTTTAGATTGATACGCAAGCCATCATTGAGGTCATGTGGGTCTTCTTCTATATCCCGTACCCGGGGGGATGATGCTATAGCCTCTCCTGAATAAGCATTATCGCAAAAATGCTTGTTTTCCCATGCCCATTTGCTTTTGCGTATAAACCACCGATCAAACCATTTCATTGCCATACCTCATCATCTTTGTAAGCGTCCCAACCGGTGAATGTTGAGGCTGATTGTAAATCGTGTAGTTTGTGGCACCACACTCCGGGATTGCTCTTATCAAAATCAATGTCATCAATCTTCAGCACAGCGTTATAACCCAGTTGATTGATGTAAGGAACCTTGGCCGAAATCATGGGAATGAATCTGCGATACTCAGGCAGTGCGGATTCCAATAGGCCATCCACTGCTGAGATGTCAAGATCCAAGGTGACCCAAAAATCTCGTTTCAAAAAGTACTTGGCCATGCCTTCAAAGTAACTCCAGTTTTCAGCAGTGGCTGTGATTGGAAAACTGTGATTGGCACCAAGATAAATGTGATTGGCACCGAACTCTTTGGCCCGTCGCTCAATTTCATTGATGTTTTGTACACCTACTACAAACACAGTTGGTTGTAGATATTGAACTGTGTGTTCAACTTCTATACCAGTAAAAATGTTAACTGTTTCGTGTCCAGCTCGTTCCATTTAACTCTCACGTAAGAAGTTCTCTTCTGATAGATCAGTGATACTATTCCAATCAGATTCAAACAGTTGATAAAATTCAGGAAAAGTTTTGGTAAAATCTTGTTGTCTATATAGGTCTTGACGTTTGGTCCAGATAATAAATTGTCGCCAATCAATCTTGTTATGCGGTTTAAGTTGTAAAAATCCTCGTACCTCGGGTGCTTTTATTTGATCTAGTATAGCAGATTTTACATGATCCGGGGCAGTATGTACAGCCAAATAGGATGGATTCGCCACCATGTTGATATAACTGGCTCCCACATAACTCTGTGCCCAATCTAAAATTTCATCAATGTAGTAGACATTGAGCATGGTGCAGCACGGAGATACCACATAGGTGACTTCAGCATCTAAACTATCACGCAATGCCAACAAACTATCAACATTGATTTGCACTTCTGCCCAATTGCCAGGCCAACGTAGATAATGAAACTTGTCGCCAACATGGTCAATGCTCAAACTGAATTCAACTCGTTTGAACTTATCCCAAACCTTGCGATGACGATTGTTGATGGGTTGAGTACAGTTGGTGCTATAGAACAGCGTGACATTTTTACTGCGTCCTGTGTTTACTAGATGCTCCAGCAACTCAAGATGCGATAAGTTGAGCAGTGGTTCCCCACCGTAAAATTCCAATTTGGTGATGTTGGCATCAATGTCACGGAAGCCTGAATAATCAGTGTGCTTGGCTGAGAACCTTGCAACAAAACGATTACCAGGTTCACCAATAAAGTTTATGGTTTTATATTTTTCAGTGTAATGCACACCTTCACGATGATAGGTGTTGCTGTCATATCCGCCGCAGCTTCTACAAGCAAGGTTGCAAACATTGCTTACTTTGCTGCTGATATGTTGAGGACCATGTTCCCATTGCCCGCTTAGTATCAGTTCTTCATAGGCCTGCGGATACCACTCCAGCATACGTTGACGTAGGCTTTGTTTTCCTGCTGTTTCTTCGTCAAAACATTTGTTACATGGAGCAGGTGGAGTACCTTGTAAAAAATCCAATCTAAACTGATTGAGTTCAGCACTGTCCCAACGTTGTTGAGGTGTGCGATCACCAAATTGCCATTCAGTGACACCGTATGCACAAGGACTAGTTTTACCAATAGTAGTTTGCATAGTACTGATGAACGGCGCCACACAAAACTTGTCTGGTGGAACCTCAGGGATTTGATTCTTTACAGTTTTGATATCAACAGTCATAGCTGACGTTTTAATTCTTTAATTTGATCTTTGAGTTGTAGTTTGAGTTTTTTGATATCGCGTATTCGGTCATGATCAGCAATGGGATGTTTTTCCAATTTGCCTAGTTGTTTTTCCAATTTATGATGCTCTCGTTCAAGTTCTTCAACGCTAAGTTCTTCTATATTACTGCTGTTGCTCAAGTTGGTCAAGTCTTGATTCATCCAAATCTCCTTCTGAATCCTTTTCTTCTATTGAGAAAAGGCTGTTAAACATAGTATGAGCATTGTTTGCTCGTTTTCCAGTGTGCCCGCGAGTACCAATAATCTGTTCCCAGAGTTTCTTGTGATGATCAACTAATGCCAAACTTTGTTGGCGATCTTTTTTGGCAAAAATTTGATCAACTATATCTCTAACTGCAATACGGCTAAAAGTCTCGTTAATCAACATACTTGGCACAATGCCTGAATCGTATGCTCGGTTGGCACGTTGTACTGATTCAATGTGCATCCAAACATTATGTCCCATCAACAGTGCATAACTGAAACTATCCCAGGATGTTTTGCCTTCTTTGCCAATCTTATTTAGGTCACCGGGCTTGTACACACAGATATCTGATATCTTCAGGCGTGCGCTGATGGGCGAGTCTTCAAACTGTTTGTGGATGCCATCTTGCATTACTGCATCACGGAAACTGCGTGAGTCTGTGGCGTACTTCTTGTTGTCAACTGTGGGTTCCATGAAGTAATTAAAACGTCCACGATCCTCTAGGCCAATGCTGTGATATAACTGTCCATTAGCAGTGGCCAGGAATGGTGACGCACAGTCAAAACTAACGGTAAAGTCAGGATTATGATAGCGACGCACTGCTCTCATGACATCAGTGAGTAACAATGCCCATTCCAATCTTGATGTGCCTAGGAAGTGCATCCAGTCATGAATACCTTGCTCTAACAATCCATCATGTATCAGTGTTACAAGTCTACGCAACACAAGATGCACGTCGCACATGTTCTGTCCGCCCATGCCCCAGCCATTGAAGTGACGACCAGGATATTGGTTGGGATCACAATACTGCTTCATTAGGTCATACCAACGATCAGCTTCGCTGTGGTTGGCACCTTGCAACACATTCAAGAACTTGGTACCACCATTGTCAACACCAAGACGATGTTTAATAAAGTATTCATTGTTGTAATGTGTGGCTTTTACCGCATCATCATAGTCTCTGATACCAGTCTTCTCAGTGGCGCCGGGTACATTAGAAGTCCATGTGGGAATGTCTAGAGTCATGCCGTAGTCAGCCATACCATCTAACCATTTCAACGCAGCATCACGTTTCTTTTGTGCCCGGGGACAATTGGGATCTTTCCAGTCACCTTCCCATACACCCTTGGCAATCTGGAACCCACCAGAGTCGCACAGCAAGGTTGTGTGCTGACCCCGATTGCGCATCATATCCTCACGTGGATCTGCCTTGGTCAAGTCTAAATTGGCATGTCCTGCTGAATACAATGCCCAACGATAGGGAAACAGTCCTGCTTGATCATTGAAAATGTTCAACATCTCCATGTCAGGAAGACCAGCTGGCATACGAGTGGCATCAACATAGGGTTCAAACCGTTGACGTCCAACATACGTACTATAGAAACTTGATACCGCAGGAAGAAATACAGCGTAATCCTGTTGTGCTGCTGTTAAATCATGTTGTTCGGGCATTAGACACCTAGTTGTTTTCTTATGTTTGTTGCGCTGATAGACGATATTTGATCATCAAATGTTTCTTGTTCAATCTTGTACCCAACATCTCTACCATAAGTGATGTTAACAATATTTGGCACTACAATAATTTCATACTGACCTTGATATATAGGATCTAAATCTCTCTGTATAAAACTTTTGACTTTGGCAATTTCAAATGGATTTGATCCTTGCCAGCCCTGGCAATCTCTAATCATTATACACACTTGCCCAGTCTTGGCAATAGCCCGTTCGAACAAAGCTCTATGGCCATCATGCCAAGGTTGCCAGCGTCCCAGCATCTGCACAGTTTCCTTTTGCCAATCAAAAGTTGGCCTACGGCGATTTTCTAAAATGTGTGTGGCAACAAATTCGCTCCACTTTTCTGCTGCTTGCTCAGTAATGCGAAAATCATACACATCAGGTTCTTGAAACATAGCGTTGGTGTCAGCATACCGGCCTTCACGAATTGTATCTACCCAAATAACCCAATCGGCTTTGTAATTGTTGCGCATTTCAACTAGTGGTGCAACGAAATCTGCAATTACATAGTCAGTTGTAGAAGCATCGGCAAGTTCACGCATACGTTTACTTTGTCTCACACGACCTTCTTGACTAAAATCCCAGTCATTATACTGTTGTCGAATAGCATCAGCATTGAGCCAGTTTGCAGTACGACCTTCTTGCCAGAGTCGTTCTCTTAGAGCTTCGGCGAAAGTGGTTTTACCTGCACCAGGCAATCCCATGATTAATATACGTTGTGCCATTTACTTTGTATGTGCTGGAAGAATGTAACGATACACGGCCAAGCCTGAATCTACTGTGATCTCTGCAGCGCCATCATCACTGATCTTGATTTTCTTGTCGCCACTGAGATTCATAATTGAAATGAATGTAGACACCGGCCATGCCCAAGCACGTTTGAGTTGTCCGGTAATGTCCGATTGAAACACAAAGTTACCAGCATGGGTTGAGTGGTCACCAAAGAAGAACTTTAAGTCTGTGCCTTCAGTCTTGGCCTGGAACAGGGTTTCTTCGGCATTGGCCTGTGCCTGCATCTTCAAGCGTTGAATGCCGGCGATGCTAGGTTCAAACTCAATGTGCCACTTGGGTTCTTTGAACGTCACTGCCTTGAGTTTGTCTGAAACAATTTCACTGCTCATAAAGCGATAACTGTTTTTAAAGTCACCAGTGGCATTTTCAAATGCAATACCGTCGGGTTCGCCTGTGCTTTTCTTTGTAATAGACAGTTTAGAATTCTCACGATACTCTTGTAAGTTCAAAAGAATTTTCAGCTTGTTAAGATTAGGCATACCAAATGTGCCAATAAACTCTGCAGCAGGGTTGGCGAACCGTGCTTCAATTACTACTTTGCGTTCTTTGTCATCAAGCCCTGACACCAAAGTTTCTTTGTCAGTGCCTGTGATTTTGATCAGGTCAATACAACCAAGATCAAAAGTGTGTTCTACTAAATCCAACAGATTATCTCTCATAGGTTCTCCAATGTGATGTGTTATTGTAACAGGGGTATTTAGATTTTACAACTATTTTGGTATAATTTTTGCGAGACTTTGTCCACCACGTAGTGTAGTGAGTTCTCCAGGTTTGGCAAGTTCAATCCAGCAAAGATGATCTTTGGCATCAAACGTGTACCGATGTTCGTAGCCTAGAAGTTTTGCAAGGTTTATGATCATTCCACCAGGCGTATAACAACTATAATTTTTTTCAGCCAATGCCACTGGGTGTGCATTGTCACAGTTGTTTATGGTAAAAATAAACACTCCACCTGGTCGCAGTTTTTTCAACAGTTCAGCAAGATGGTTCTTGATAGATTCCAAGGGCCTAAAATTAAAAAAGTTATAGGCAAATATCAATCCAAACTGATTCTCAGGTAGGAAGGGAAATATAGGCTCAGTTTCTTTTTCTTTGAACACATAGGGTCTTATGTGACGGCGGTACTTTTCATTAAATCTTTCCAGTGTTGGCGTTAGCAGTTCGTGGAATTGATCAACAATATATAGAGGACTACCGGCCACTAAGTGATTGACGAAATCCTCAGTGCCGGGGCGAATACACAACACAGGAAATTTCCAATCAGCCCAGGTTTTTATTCTAGCTGATAAAATTTCGTGCTCTTCCGGTTTAATAATTAATTTTCGATCTAAAATATACTGTGCAGTCTCGTGTTGCATCTCGTCAGTATACCATTTGTAACTTTGTTCAAAATACTGAGGCTGTATTTCTTCTATCAACGCATCAACACCACGAGCAACATTAAGCATTTCTTCTTCTAGATTTCGCAGCGAAGAATAAACAGTATCAACAGTGTGTTGAACATCAAGTTCAAATTTATTACGAATGTTAACTTCGGTACGAACTGCTCGCATAAGATCATCAAGACGAAAGTCAACTTCGCGACGATAACTTTGATCACTTTGCAACTGATCTATGGTATTTTTATAACGAACGACATCACTTAGTTTCATGAAAATTCAAATAGGCTTTGGAATGTATTTTCTGTGTTTGTTGCGGCTGCTAATTCCCAATCAAGCACACCCAACAAGTTATCAATCTTGGCATCAATCACTGTTGATTCCATTTCACTATCATCAAACGGTAACTCTTTAAACCATGCAGGCAAATGCAACTCATCTGTGGGATACCCAATTGATGTCCAACCCAGGGCATTGCTTCTAAGTTTGCACACAATAGTTTTCATGCCATCAACAATGGCTATGCTGTAGTTGTCCGAGTGCATGCGTCTCATAGTATTCCAATTCATTGCAGCACGTACATGCCCAGGCATGTTGGTTTTACCTTCGCGCTCTTCGGCCTTGACAAACTTGGTGAGATTGTTTACACGTTTGGGAGTACCTTTCTCCCAGCCCGGACGTTCTTTGAACACATATTTGAACTCTTTGATTTTTTCAATCACAGCGTCTTTCTCGGCACCAGTCAACACATCGTTTAAAACGTCCGACAAGAAGTCTTGGATTACTTTGGGCGTGTCCGAACGTTTGAGATCCAAGCCCATGACTTTGACTTTGCCAGGCTTGCCATTAACATCAGCACGTTTGTTTTCTTTGTCATAGTACAGCACAGCATAACGTTTCTTTGTAATAAACAAACCCTTGGATGCCACAAGTTCACGGCCGCCACGTATCACTGCACCCATGTCTCGGGGTATGTGAAATGCCTGTTCCATAAACGCCGGAAAACTATCATTGACTTGATCAGCAATACCATCGTATAGCTGCACACAAACATCTTTGTTCCAGGTCATACGACCCTCTTCTACTTCTTTCTTCAGTACTGGCCAGGCTGAAAAGTAACATGAGTCTGTGTCACCGTAGATAATTGTTTCACCTGTGTGATCATACTTGCCTGTGAGACACTCATTGACGTAAGCGTCCATATGCTTGGCCACGGCTCTTCCAGTAAGTGTGGTTGATTGACCAATTCGTTTATCAAAAAACCTACAACCAGGATTGAGAATAGCACCATACAAACTATTAAGATTAATCTTCTTAACCAACTGTCGTTTGTCCCAGTATTCAAATTGTACGTCATCTGTTCCTTCGTATTCTCTTGCTTTTTTCTGCATGTCTTTGCGTTCGGCATACCAACGTTTGAGCAACCCTGGAACCACGCCTTCGCGTTCGTAAGTAAAGATAGTACCATTGGCCGATAGGATCCAAGGTTGATTACTATCAAAGATCATCCGCCAAATTTCAGCAGCTGAGTACACAGTTTCTTCTCCGTCCTCCCAGTCAACTGTGATTTCAGTGCCACGCTGTTGTTCCATCACAGCAGTGTATTCTAAACTGCCAAACAAACCTTCCCACGCAGCAGCAAAACTTGAACCACTGCGCATTTTGTCTGCAATATACCTATCGGTCATTGTTGGCCGGAGTTGACCAACAATTGTTTCGCCGGCCATGTTAAGAGCACGGATTGCTGAGGGATAGAGCGAGTTGATGTCAATTGATCCAATCCAGTCGTGGAGACCTTTTTTGGGATAAGCAACATAGGCACCTGCGGCTTGTGTGTCTTCATCTGTGAGTCTTTCTCTACGGTTAGGCACTACCAATCCACGTTCATGAGCTTCATTGATGATTGCTTGTTCGGTCACTGCCACAGCACCCATTGTGGTCTGCAGCAACACAGTATTTTCATGTGCCAGTGTGTTGGCAAGATCCAAGAACTTTAGTTTCTTGTCTAGTTTGGCCAACAGCACAACGTCTTGTCTGTTGTAGTCAATGAATAGTTTAAAGTTTTGATTGTAGAGTTGATCAAGTGTTCCTTCAAATGCTGTCTTGCTACCAACCTCTTCGTATTCACCAATGGCATCCAAACTATAGCTGTGACGTTCTTCATATGTATACTTGCGATACAATTGCATATAGTCCATGTGTACGCGGCCTACGAGGTCATATGTCTGTGCTTCGGCACCAAATCTTTCAAACGTTCTTTGCTTAGGAAGTTGCCCCCACAAACAGAATTTGCGTGTATCATCTTTGCTGAGAACTCTAATCACACGATTTACAGTATAAGGAATATCATAGCCTTCTGAGTTCCATCCACTCAACACATCAGTGTCATCAATAAGATCCAAAAACATCTTCAGCATCTCTGATTCAGATTCAAACAAGAAAGTGTTGTCAAAGTCTGCAACAAGCTCTTGGGCAGTTTCCATGCTGATGTGCCGCGGAGGTATAGCCAGAGTCACAAGTTGATCTAACCAGCTCAGATATACTGATATTGCTGTGATGGGGTTGAATGGATCATCGGGTCTTGAATATCCTTTTTCCGGATCAAAGTCTACTTCGATGTCAAAGAACGCTGCATGTAAACGTGGTGCGTCGTGTCCTTTGTAGTTTTCTTCTAGGCAACGAAACACCGGATTGATATCAGATTCATAGAACCGTTTACCGTTTTGTATGCGCAGCTCCTTGCGAAACTCTTTGTTGCTGCGTGTGGAGAATCTAGACACAGCATTTCCATAGATACTCTGGAACTTCCCACGCGGGTCATCATAGTAGAAAATATAGTTGGCCGGATACTCTTGATAGCAGCGTTCACCGTCGCGTCTTTCTACTACATGTATGCGATCGTGTTCACGATCAAATAGTGCATCAATGTAACTCAAAGTGTTTTACCAACCGTTGTAAGAATAGTTTCTAATAGTTCATGATCTTGCTGTGCCTTGCCAAATTCAGCTTTGTGTGCAATTTTAATTGCTTTCTTCAGCACAGCTGGCTTGATTTCCAGTTCTTCGGCGATGGCTTTGACTGTGTCAGCAAGGCCACCGTTGAGTGTTTCAACTTCGTGCATGACCTGCATGCCTTGGTTGATAAGCTGCGTGAGCTTGGCTTTTTGTTCTGCTGTAAAAATACGATCGTTCATATACACCTCCTTAGATATACAATATAGCAAATAATTTGGGCGTAGTCAACGCTGTTTGACCTTGTTCATTAAATTTATTAGCTCAGTAGAAAACGTACATTTTGGATAGCGTTGCTGCACCTGATTCAATGCGCCAAGCACAGCCAAATAATGATCTTTGTGTCGATCCAAGGGATTATTTTCGTGCCACCAGTCATTGGTCCAATGCCCCCAATCTAAAAACTTTTGATAATCAACTCGTTTGCCCAGTTGATCGGCGTATTCAGCAATCAACTCAATCTCATGCCAATTTTTTTCCTGTACTACAAAAGTAAAGTGCTGAATGTTTTTTTGATATCTGTCTATGCCCAATTGTAATTCTTCCCAGTTACCTCCGCGTACTAGAGCATAGGTTTCAGCTGTGGCAGCATCAATGCTGACAGTAAATGACATGTGATGTATCAGTTGATCAACTAGTTCGCGGTGGTGCCATAATAATGTGCCATTGGTACATATTGCCAGTTGTATATTATTGTGTGGATAATTGGTCAGAGATTTTAAAAAATGCAATCCGCTTCGACTAGCAAATACTTCACCGCTACCAATTGGGAATACAGTATAGCTGACATCAGGGTTATTGGCCGCTCGAGTAACAATTTCAGAAAAAATTTCTTGTTGTTTGGCGATACGTGTATTGTCTTTTTCTTGGATTACAGTTTCACGACATGATGGGCATTTCAGATTACAGCTACGATCAAGGTCAATTTTAACCCAGGCTGGAAATACACCCGGATCTGGGATTACATCCGGCCGCTGTGGGGCATTTTGAAGATTTGGGCAAGTCCAATTGCAGTAAGTAAACTCTCCTGCAACTACACTATCACGCACTGTTTTTGCTGATGGGCTTTGCCAGATGTCCGTGATAGAATTATGATATATGTTGCCAATCACGTAGGGCATATGATACTGACACCCACATAACATCACATCTCCATCTTCATCAATTTCAATCATTGAAAATGGTATTGCGCAGAATTTACCTGCAAGATTTGGTTTTACCGTAGGTTTGTATTTGTAGTAAACAAGTGTCTCGGATTTCATCTAACAGTTATACAGTAAAACAACACTAAAGTCAACGGTGGTATCGTCGAACATGATGAAAAATGCGTGGACTCAAAGCATTCCTGGTACCGGTATCACCGCCCACATTGATGCGAAGATTGGGATTGATATTCTTGGTAAAGGCGTTGACATAAAGCGCCATTCCACCATTTGTGGTGCGAATTAAACACAGTCCTTCGTTATTGGTGACCATATACACGGGCACTCCACAATCATCTTCGGTGACATAGAGCATTATTATTATTATTTTTATTTTAATGCTCACTTTGTACTACAGGGTAGCGGTCTGTAGCGTCGGGCAGCAGCCGCCCTACGTAACCCCAGCGGTCCTAAGGTTATGTTTATTAAGCAGTTGCAGTACGAAGGTAATCAATTACGGATTCAAATTTAGCGGCATTGTCTTGCCCCAGCACTGACTGATAAGATTGGAATTGCGCATTGATGCCGGCTGTGTTAATTGTGTTCCAGCACGTGACAAAATCTGCAGCCATCTGAGTATTGTTTGTTAGCAATTCTGAAGGAGTAACTTGAGTTGTATACCAAGTAGACCAGTCCTGTGTTGGCGCTGAAAATCCATAGTCTGTTTGAACCACAGACATTAGACCACTTAATTTATCTAGTGTGTCTATGGCAGTGATAGTGACACTGTACTGTTCTGACGTGCCAACTTCGTTAAAAATTAGAATGCCCAACTGTTGATACATGGCTTGATAAAAAGTCATTTCTGACGTTTGAGTGGCAGCAAAACTAAAATTAAATTTAAATTTGTGTAACTTTAAATAAGTTTCTGTGGCACGAGTAGATTCCTCACCAATAATTCCAACTAACTTTCCACTAGATAAACTAAGTGACTTAATATCAGCAGGAATTACATCTAATGATGCAGTCAATACAATTTTACCTGATTGTGATGCTAGAGTTCTCAAAGTATTCAATTGTTCAACAGTGATATCAGATGCATTGTCAAGGACCAAATCGTATTCTGCAGCAAATACATCTGCATCAGTTGAATGACCAAACTCTGTCATCCAATTTTTATGTATAGCAGCAAGTGGTAAAATTCCTCGTTGTACTAGTGGACTGTGAACTAATATCATTTAACAACTCCTATTATTCTCTATTTAGTTGGGCGTCTTGCACCAACTGTTCTAACTTATGACGTGCTTCGTTCCAGTTACTGGCCTGAATATCAAACGTCTCAGATACTGGATTACCGTCAGGATCAACCCCAATCACGGCTTCTAATGTGTAAGTAATCATTTGGGCACACAGTTGTTAACTCTAACGCCGCCCTTGACCTTGGTCTTGGGATTACCAATCTTTTTGCCTGTCCAACATTTAGGATCCAATCGAACCTTTTCTTCTTTGACCGCCGAGTCATCACCATACACTGCGGGATTTGCTTTTTCAAATTGGTCACGCTCGGCTTTTTGCTTGGCGATTAAGTCAGTGAGTCTTTTGGCAGCAGCCTCAGGATCAAAGCCAGCACGTTTCAAACCTTGGTTGAACTTTTCACGTGCGGTTCGTGTTGGTGTTTCTGCAATGTCTTTGACGGGCTGATACTTGGCCATGATAGAGTTAATGATAGCCTTTTTATGTTCAGGAGCAGCATCGCTTTGCGCTACCTTCTTAAGCAATTCAATAACCTCTGGCGGCAATTGTCGTAAATTTTCATTCATGTCCAAGCGTTGTTTGGCTTTGGCCAGCCCAGCTGCGCCAGTGGGGCTCTTGCTGCGTTCATGCTCAAGATCTTGGGTGGACACTTTCCAGTCACCACCTTGAGCTTTGCGTTGCACTGCAGGTATCTTGCTCTTGTTGACGGTGTCTTTGTATTCGCCTTCGTCTACTTCTCTACGATAGTTTGCGTCATAGTCGTCAATACCCCTTGGTGTTGCTCTTGGTATGCTATGAGGTCTTCCAAAATCTCTATTACCCGGAGTGGTATGACCTGTGCCACCACCGCCTGGGCGTGCCCCTTGCATACCTTTTGCGATTTTCCGTCCTGGCATTCCATATGACCCGCGCTTAATACCAGCACCACCACTTGGTTTTGGTGCTTGTTTGGCTTTTATATAAGCATCCAATTCGTCAAATCCTTCTGCTACATCTTGCTTGACATGGACAGTGGTATTCTTGCCATTTCTATTGTTTCGTAATTGAATGTGCTTGCCCGGTACAACATCTTGTACAGCTTCCCAATTACCTGATTGGATTAACTTCATAATTTGTTTGGTTGACAATGACTTATAACCGTAGCCATCATCAGAGCCTTCCGCCACACCAGACTCTGGCAATTGACCTTCGGGGCCTGTCTTACGATATGGACTAAATGCTTTCATAATATCCATGCGAGTCTTATTCAAGGTACCTTTCTTGCCTACACGATCAGTTTTATATAGATCATCTGGACCTGCGACAGTTCTT